TTTGTCGGCTGAACTAACACAAGTAGGCTTTGGAACGACAAATGGTTTTGACCTTGGCTCCGTTTCAATCATGTATATGTAGGAGAATAGCATGGCAGTAACAACATTAGATCAAAGGATGCTGGGGTTAGGCACTAGCTTAACAGACCATACAATCGTTGCTGGTGACATTATCTCTTTTGCCGACAGTGGAGCATCGAATGTAATTAAGCGGGACACAGTGCAGGGTGTTCTTGATCTTGTTCCATCCGCCGGTGCTACACTTCACACAGACCAAGCTACTACATCTGGATCAGCGTGGACATTTGGTAGTATTCCTTCTGGAACTAAGCGTATTACAATTAGTTTTGAAAATTTCTCTCCTAGCGCAACTTCAAAATTGAGGGTCACGATAGGAGATGCCGGAGGATTAGAAACTTCGGGCTACTCTGGTCTAGGTATGTATACCCAGAACGCTAGTGGTGGACAGGCGGCTTCAACAACGTATTTTATTATTAATATGTCTGAGAGTTCTGGCGGTGAAATTCTTAATGGTCATTGCGTTCTTACGCTTAAAGACGCTGGCAGTTATGAATGGGTTCAGTCCCATGTTCTCCAAATGTCAGCCCAAGGCGGTATGTTTGGTGGAGGCAGTAAATCCCTTTCCGCTGAACTAACTCAAGTAAGTGTCAGCCTTGTATCTGGCACAGGCGATGCTGGGTCTATTAACATTATGTATGAGTAGGAGAAAAACATGGAAAATTATATTGCAATTGTTGGCAACGCTAACAACAAAATTACTAAGTATCAAGACTTCGCAGAAGAGGCAGACGCTAACGCTCACGTATCTGCACATGGTGGGTTCGTTTGTGCCAAGCCTGATGGCTCAATTGAATATTGGGTAGTCGATGCAGATAAAAAAACCCTGACCTACGACAAGACCACACACGATAGTGATGTAGCCGCTGCCGCTGCTGTGGCTTACAAATCTGCAAGGGCTAAAGCCTACGCTTTAATAGGCGATCAGCTAGACCAGCTATTTCACGACATGACCAATGACAAAGGTGACAAGTCTGGGGATTGGTATAAGGCTGTTGCCAAGGTCAAGTCGGACAATCCAAAGCCGGAGTAATTAAATGGCTACTAAAGGGTCAATGAAAGGTCACACTATAGGCGGCGGTCAGAAACGCCCTACCAAAAGTGGTGCGGGTATGACTAAGAAAGGTGTAGCTAAATACCGCAGGGATAATCCGGGTAGTAAGCTGAAGACTGCTGTTACAGGCAAAGTTAAAAAAGGAAGTGCTGCGGCCAAACGTAGGAAAAGTTTCTGTGCTAGGTCTGCTGGGCAGATGAAGAAGTTTCCTAAAGCAGCTAAAGACCCTAACAGTCGTCTTAGACAGGCTAGAAAACGGTGGAAATGTTAAATGATAGCTAAGAAATCTAAGGCTAGAAGAGATGCTTGTTATCACAAGGTTAAATCACGGTATACTAAGTGGCCTTCCGCTTATGCGTCTGGTGCTTTAGTAAAATGTCGAAAAGTTGGTGCAAAGAATTGGGGAAACAAATCAAAGGGTAAAAAATAATGGCTACTAAAAAATCAGCTAAACCTCACATGATGTACTTTAAGGGGCAAAGTAAATTAGCCAAAAATAATGCTGAACATTTAGCGTTAAAGAAAAAAGGTTGGGGCCACACTAAACCAAAGATTAAAAAGTAATGCGTAAGAAAGAAAGTTTAAATAAATGGTTTTCCCGCAATAACGGTAAGGGATGGATAGACTGTAAGACTGGTAAACCTTGTGGGCGAAAGTCCGCGACTACCTCTAGTAGAGCCTATCCTGCATGTAGGCCCACAAAAGCTCAATGTAACTCTTCTGCTAAGAAGAAGAAGGGGCCGAAACGTATAAGTTGGAAAAAGAAAACATAGGATTATTAGACCGTGTTGTACGACCATTATGAGGAGGCAGAATATGACTGGATATGGGGACCATATTTCAAACCTGAAGAAATTGCCTGTAACGGCACTAACAGTTTGCTGGTCAATCCTCAAGGACTTGATGTTCTGGTGCGAGCGCGTATTCTGGCAGACAGGTCGTTTCATATCACGTCAGCTTTCCGCAGCCCGGTCTTTAATGCGAAGGTGGGTGGAGCGCCAAAGTCAGCTCATAAACTTGGAGTGGCTTTTGACATCTCCTTACGGGGACACAATAAAAAAGACCTCCTCGCACAGTGTAAGCAAGCAGGATTTGGATCATTTGGTAAATACAACACATTCCTCCACGTCGATACAAGAAGAGGGCGTGAGTGGGGTAAATGGTGAAGGAGTAAGATATGTTTGGAGTAATCTCATCTGTTCTAACTGGTGGCGCAACTGGTTTGATTGGAAGTTTGTTAAGCAAAGGTATAGGAATTTTCGAGGCGGGGCAGAAGAGGAAAGACAAAGCCCTAGAGTACGAACAAGAGTTGAAGCTGCTAGACAGACAGGCTGCTCTGAAGACGGCTGAAACTGAAAACGAATTAGCTATTGCTAATGCCGAGACAGCAGCCAGTTTACGAGAAGCATCCTATTCGCACGACAATTCGGTGGGCAAGCCCCATCGTTGGGTGGTGGATGTTCTGCGTTTGGTGCGCCCTGTCCTCACGGCCTTCCTCCTCATCCTTGTCGGAGGAATCTATTTTACGACTAACGACTTTGCCATGAAAGCTGGCGTTATAGATTCAATTTTGTTTATGACAAGTAGCGCAGTAACTTGGTGGTTTGGTGATCGTAGCTTGCAGAGCAAGAAGTAGGTACATGTATGGACCCCATTACTATAGGAGTTGCTTTAGCTGGTGCTAAAAAGCTCATCGAGATGTCTTCGGACCTCAAAGATGTAGCAAGTGCGCTGGATAATATATTTAGTCTGACCACGAAAGCTGAAAAGGCTAAGAAGGCTGCGGCTGCGGGGGATTCAAGTTATAAATCTGTGATCGCAGATGTGGTAACTGAACGGAACAACCAGACACTTCTGAGGAATCTGTCTATTGATGTGGACGACAAGTACGGGTTTGGCACATGGGCTGCAATTCAAGCTGAACATGACAGGCGTATAGTTGTTGTTGAGGAGAACAAAGTAAAAGCAGCGAAAGAACTAAGGGCAAAAAGGAAGGCTGACAAGGAGTTTTATGACAAGGTTCTGTATTGGATAGGGGAATTTGGCAAATTGCTTCTGGTACTTGGTATATGTGGAGGTGCGGGGTACATAATTTGGATCAATCGTTGTTTATCAGGTAATTGCTAATGTTGTATGAGGCAGGTATATATAATAAAAAAGTTCGAGACTGCATCAGAGGCGGTGATGATTGGAACAATCAGCTTGGTATTTCTGATGCTTTTGAAGAGATAAACTATTTTGAGTTTCAGGCAGCATCAATGGAAGAAGCAGAAAAAGCTGTAGAGAAAAGTTTTCCTCGCAGTTTAGGTTATGTTTTAGATTATATAAGGACTGTGACTAATGAAGAGGGATGACGAAGTTGTATGGAACACAGATATTAGTTTGCAAGCGCATGAGCGTGTATGTGAAGAACGCAGCAAAAATATCCAGTTGCAGTTTAGTGCAGTTAATGCGCGTTTAAAACGTCTTGAAGTTATCATCATGACTACAACTAGTGCTATTATGTTGCTGCTTGTTGGGCTTGTAGTAAAAGGTTTGTAATGCCTGAGATAGAATTACCAAGTGGTTGGGTTGCGTGGGTAGGGTTTATAATAACCGTAACTGCTGGTTTAGCTATTCGAGATTGGGCGTCTGACTTAATAGCTGCTTATAAGTGGAAAGTTACGCCGGGCTTCGAGCCGATGGAAACGTGCATTCTTGATGGCGAGAAAGTAGTTATTATCCATATCGGGCTGCGGGAAACAATCTTTGAACGTAACGGCGAGTTTGGTAGAACTTGGCAATACATTCCTTCTTCTAAGATTAGTAACCATGAATTGCGCCGCGTTGTAGGTGACGATAGAATGTTAGACCATAAGATCAACGGTAAAGTAGGGAAAGCGTAATGCCCTTAGTTAAACTTCAATTTAAGCCCGGCGTTAATAAAGAAGGTACGGACTACGGAAACAATACGTGGAATGATAGCGATAAAGTGCGCTTTCGTATGGGATTTCCTGAGAATATCGGCGGTTGGGCAAAATATTCCTCGAATACCTTTATAGGTGTGTGCCGCGCAATAAATGCATGGTCTGGGCTGGACGGAACGAACCGCTTCGGTATTGGAACAGAGAAAAAACTGTATATTGAGACAGGAACTTCTTACTACGATGTTACTCCGATTCGAGCTTCAAGTACCATAAACAACAACCCTTTTGCTATCTCATCTGGTTCCACTACCGTTACTGTCACTGACACTGGTCATGGCGCAGTTGCAGGAGATTTTGTAACTTTTTCAGGAACAGCCTCTACTGGCGATTCTGCTTTGACGGCTGCGGTGCTTAACGCTGAATACATTATTGACAGCGTTACTGACGCCAACACATATGTAATAACAGCCACCGCTGCTTCGGCCAGTGTGTCCGGCTCAAAAGGCGGAGCAAGCGTCGTTGCGGCGTATCAGATAAATGTCGGCTTAAACACTGTTGTTTTCGGCACAGGCTGGGGTGTTGATACTTATGGAGCAGAAGGGTATGGGTCCGCTTCTACTGGAGGGTCTGCTGCATCAGGGCAGTTACGAATTTGGTCGTTAACTAACTACGGTGAAGATTTGCTTGCCAATGTTCGTAATGGTGGAATTTTTACGTGGGACGCCACGAACGGACTTACCACAAGAGCTGTTAGTTTAGCCAGTCTTTCAGGAGCGTCTGGAACGCCAACAATAGCTAGAAAAGTAATTGTTTCGTCTGAAAGCCGCCAAGTGTTGGCTCTTGCATGTGATCCAGTTGATGACATTGGGACACAAGATACTCTTTTAATAAGATACTCTGACAGTGAGAGTCTTACAGAATGGACCCCCGACACCACTAACGCTGCCGGGTCTCTTCGTCTAAGTGTTGGCTCAGAGATAATCACAGGGTTGTCCACTAAACGTGACATTCTAGTCTGGACAAACACTGCGCTACATGCCGTATCATATATAGGCGCGCCATTCTTCTTTGGTACTAAACTATTATCATCCAACACAAGCATCATGGGGCCAAATGCAATGCTGGAGATGGATGAGATTGTCTATTGGATGGGGTCACAGAACTTTTATCTATATGATGGCACCACTAAAGTGCTTCCTTGTTCACTTCGAGATGATGTATTTCTTAACCTGAATAGGGATCAAAATTCAAAAGTTTTCGCAGCATCTAACCGTGGTGAAAGTGAAGTCTCGTGGTTTTATCCAACAACAGGGAACGAGATAAGCCATTATGTTACTTACAACTACGCTCAACAGATATGGTATGGCGGCACTTTAGTTCGTACCGCTTGGATTGACCGTACTTTTAATCAGTATCCAGTCGCTGCCTCTATAGACAACAGACTTTATAATCATGAAATTGGCCTTGATGATGGCTCTACAACCCCGGTAACGGCCATTAATTCTTATATTGAAAGTGACGCATTTGAATTAGATTCGGGCGCTGGTTATCAATTTATGTTTGCTAGACGTATTCTACCTGATATGAAGTTTACAGGCTCATCTGCAACTAACCCAAGTGTAACGGTGACGTTGACCCCGAAAGACTTCCCCGGCGGAGGTACACGCACGGGTGACGCTAATGCTGTTACAAGATCAGCGTCTTCACCTATTGAAGAGTACACCAAACATGTTCATATACGCACACGAGGTAGAAGTTTTGTATACCGTATAGAAAACACTACAGCGGGGGTACGGTGGCAGGAAGGTACAACGCGTCTTGAAGTTAGACAGGATGGCCGTCGATGAGCAGTAAGGTTACATTTAGAGAGGTAACCATACCAAGATTACCTCGATCAAGCGCGGGAGATATAACGCCACACTATATCGATCAGCTCGTTACGGCGCTTGAAAACGCTATCGATGTACTCAATTCAACACGTCAAAGAAACTTTACCTCTATTAACCTTTCTAGCACACAGGAGAACGGAGCAGGTTTAAGGACTGGCGATGTGTTCACAGATAGTGGTATATTAAAGATTGTTCAGACAGGACACGCATACGCAGACACTTTTGTCGGCACAACATCAATAGGAACTGTAACAGTTTCAACACCGTAAGGTACTCTAAGAATGGCTGAAGACAGCGCAACTAAAAAAGCCAGTGCAATAGGTCAACTCAACGATGAGTTAGCACAAGCTATCTTGCGATCTTCAGAGAACAACCCTTTGGTCGGTTTGGGTTTAGATCGTGTTGGCGTCGATCAGATGACTACATTATTTAAGTATCCAATCAACGCTGATGGATTATATCTTCGAGGAGGAGATATAGAGAAAGACCTTAGCAGAGTAGGGTATATGAAAGGCAGCCCCGTTGATTTAACAAAACCAACAGTAGCGATTCCTTTACCGAATCAAGATGGTCAAACTCCGAGAGACGTTAATCAAACTATGGCTCATGAATACGGACATGCGGGAATAGGCGCACTAGCTAATCTCGATCAAGACCGTATCGGATTTCGTCAATTACCAATCGGTCGCCGCCGAAATGAAATCGCTATGCGCGCTCAAGATTACAAATATGGTTCACCTAAATCTAGAGAAGAGACACTGGCATATTTAATTAATAGATACGGCACCCGCAAAGAGAAAGACCGTTTTTTTAAATCTACTACTTTCGGAGAGAATAACGGCGAACTCGTTTCTGATAAGGATAACCGTGCGGTAAGTGATGGAGCTAGAAGTATATTAAAACGAGGGGAAGATGCGCGTCGAGAGTTGTCCGACAAAGCCGGAAAAATATTATATGATGAGGGTAAGCGAATGAATAGACAAGAAGTCGGAAAGGATATGGCCTCAAAGGGCCGGTATGGCGACACAATGTTGGTTCATATGAACCCCATAGAGGTTGACGCGCTTGCTAAAATGTCCCCTACGGGTAAACTAACTACCAATCCAGATACAGGACAACCTGAAGCATTTTTACCTTTATTAGCTGCTATGGGTGGAGGTTATTTAGGTGGAGCTTTGGGTTACGGCGCGCTAGGCGCTGGTCTAGGCTCGTTCGCCGGGTCTCTAGCACAAGGTGATGACTTTGAAACAGCGTTAGCTGGTGGTCTATTGAGTTACGGCACGGCGGGTATGTTAAATGCCGCTGGTGGCACCGATGCCGCCGCTCTTGCTAGTGGCACTGAAAACGCGGCTACCAATCTTGCCGCAAACGCCGCAGTCGATCCAGCACTTGGTCAGCCGATGTTTATGGGCGTACCTGTAGACTCCGCTTCTGCCGGACTGAGTCTCAGCCCTGATATTGCATCTATGGCTCCACCGTCGTCCTCCTACTTAAACTTCGGCGGGCCAACAAACCCTATGGCTTCGGTGGTTTCACCTGTTACCGACATCTCCTCTTTGCCAACACCTATGAAGAAACCAGCATCCTTTATTAATATGAAAGATTTAGGTACCCGTTCTAACCTCAACGCTGATTCTGTGAAGCTGCCCAATGGGAAGTCGCTTACTATGCCTTCTCCTCCCTCATCTAGTGTAATGGGGCCACGGATCGCAGGGTCGCCAGTGCCTCTTCCCCCACCTGATGCAATGGGGCCACGGGTCGGATATAACATGAATAACCCCTCACAACTGACTAGCCCTCTTGCACAGTTCGACTCACCTTATAATCTGGAAATGTCCAAGGCAGCCGGGGATATGCCCTTAGCCAAATTACCTCCTCCCGGTGGCATGATGGGTCGAGTATCAAGCATGTACAACGACTTACCTGCTGCAATTGGGCCAGATACGATCACTAACCCCGCCTACACTGAAAAGGGCTTTTTCGATAAGTTAAGCTATCTTAAAGACCAAGGTTTTAATAAAAGCGTAAACAACGCCATCACTGGCAACCCAATAGCTACAACCGCAGCAGGTCTTGGATTATTAGGCGGCGGCACTGGATCGCTATCAAATCCGGCACCACAACCCGCTATCCCTGACTTTACGACTGCGGGGAGGACTTACGCAAAGCGCCCCTTCCAGAAGCAAGGCGTCGCCCGTAGCTTTGTGGATGCGCCCGATGGATACAGACCCGGTTTTGATCCAGAGCGATCATATTTAAGCCCAATAAGTACATATAATCAGGGCTTTGCCACAGGTGGTATTGTTGGGTTGATGCCCAAAGTTCCGAAAATACGTATTTCTGGTGGATATGAGTCAGAGCCTGATGATTTTGATGTGAACGATGTAGCAAACGATACAGATTTCGGTCAACCGGGAGGTAGAGTTGGAGTTGGGCCTAACCCCGGACCACCAGATGATCCTATTAGTGTCGGTGAAGTCCTCGGCAGCGCAGTTGTCGGCGCGCTTACGGGAGGCCTTGGCATGGGTGTAGTTAGTGGGATTACTAATGCTGGAATGCAAGCTATGGGAGCGCCTACAGTAATGGGTGTTGCAGCAGATGCTTTCACCGGCGGCCAAACTTCCACAGGTACAGGTGGTATGTCTGGCGCTGACATTTCTGACGTAAATGATGCGGCGAACGACACGGGTTTCGGTCCACCAGATGGCGCGCCCGGATCGAACAGCGGTGGAGCTGGTTCATCCGGTGGGCAAGGCGACCCAGACGGCCCCGGCGGCGCAGTTGGCGACGATAGCTCTAATTGGGCTGTTGGCGGCAAGATAGAAGATGGCGCTGAACAAGAGAACCCTATTATTACAAACGCTAAAGCCGCCATTGCAGGACAACATCCTGAGCCGCAGAAAGCTATCGGCCAGTTCGTGCAAGTGTACGGTGATGAGGCTTTCATGCAGCTCCGTAACCAAGTAATTGCCGAACAATCTTTAGACCAGCGTGAAGATGCAGGTCTGGGCGGCATGATCACTGGCCCCGGCACTGGAACTTCTGACAGCATCCCGGCGAAAATAACGCAAAACGGAAAGCCTGTTGAAGATATCCGTGTCGCGGACGGTGAATATATCTTACCAGATGCTACTGTGCAGAAGATAGGCAAAGATAATTTGGACGAGATCGTTATGGCAACTAACGGAAAGCAACCTAATCAGTCATGAGAGTTTCATATATCCCACCTGAAGCCTTTGATATTGTTGCGCCGGACGTAGAGCGCCATCTAGCGAAATCAATAAAGATGGCCCACGGGCGTGAGAATATGGAAAGTATCTGGCAGTTATTGTTAACAGGAGAACGTCAGTTGTGGATGTTTTTCGATGATGATAATTCACCAGAAGGCGCATTGGTTACCCGGATTGAAAACTATCCACTGAAAAAGATGCTTAATCTTATGTTTATTGGTGGGACAAACATAGAGGCATGGCATGAAGAGCTTCTAAATACTTTAGAAAGTTACGCTATAGAATACGGATGTTCTGGGCTTGAGACTACAGGACGCGTAGGATGGAAGAAATTCCTAAGTAAGTATGGATGGAACGCGTCTTATCTGGTATGTGAAAAGAACTTCAAGGCTATCGAAGAAGAGGAGAATAAAGATGCTGCGTAGAAATATATGGAATGACGGCCTTGAAGATTGGTCAGACAATGATCGCGAAGACATGTTGTTTCGTGGTGTTTGTTTTGGCAAAGGCGGCGGCGGAAGCAGCGCTCCCCCTGCCCCATCAACATCTACGGTAAATCAAAGTAATCTACCTGACTACGCAGAACCTTACTTTACTGGTCTACTTGATCGCACTGAAGATGCAAGTCTTACAGAGTACACTCCTTATGGAGGCCAGAGGATAGCTGAGTTTGGTGACGACACCACGGCGGGCTTCGATGCTATGAGAACACAGGCTCAAGCTGGGACACCACAGGCGTTTACAACGGCTGAAGGCGCTCTAAGTAATATCGCGTCTGGTGCCGGAGACCAAGGTCAATACGCTGATCTAGCCTCATTCACAGACTCTGGCGTAGCCGCGCAATACATGAACCCGTACATAACGAATGTACTGGACGCCCAAAAGGTACGCGCTAACCAAAACTTTGAAGAACAACAGCTAATGAGAGATAGCCAAGCTATGTCCGCTGGAGCTTTCGGCGGTGACAGGCGCTTTGTTAATGATCAGATCGCCAACCGTGAGCGTAATCTTCAACTCAACGAGATGGATGCTCAGGGCTTGGCACAGGCTTATCAGAGTGGCGCAGATATATTCAGTCAAGAGAATGCTCAACGCCTTCAAAGAGATGCGCTTAACACAGAGATTTTCTCCGGCAATCGTCAGGGACAGCTCACAGGTGCGGAACAGCTTCGCGCACAAGGTGTAGCGAACGATGCGTTAGCGTTCAACCGGGCTAAGACTCTAGCTGGTATTGGTGGTGCGTATGATGAACAAACACAGGCTGGGCTGGACACAGCGTATACAGACTTCACTAACCAACGTGATTATGATCGTAATCAACTTAACTTTTATAGTGGTATCTTACGTGGTGTGCCGATATCACCAACACAAGAGACTACTACATACAACGCACCTCCCAGTCAAATGAGCCAGTTGCTTGGTCTCGGTGTTGGTGGACTTGGTTTAGCAAAAGCATTAGGATAATTTTATGAACATTATTCAACAGCAGGAAGCCCTTAAAGACTTATCTGATAGCCAGATCGCTTCTGAAATGCAACGGCCTTCAGGTCAAATGCCTCTATACCTTGTGTCTACAGAGGCTAAACGTCGTGCTGATTTGCGTAATCGCTATAAGGCAGATGCGTCAGGGCCGCCTCCTGCGTCTACAGTTCAAGAAGATTTGCTTCGCAGCGTTATGTCTAGCCAAATGACTCCAACTGGTATTGCACAAGGTATCTCCCCGACGCCTCCCCCGGCGTCTAAAAGCGCCTTGCAGATGTCTCCGACAGCTAACCCTTCAGCAGCGGGCATCATGCAAGGCGCTACTCCTCAAGGTTTGCCGGGCAATGCTCAGATGCAACCTCAAGGGTTCGCTAATGGCGGGCAAGTGCGTAGGTTCAATGTTGGAGGAATATTAGCCGATGTTATGAACGATCCGGGCGTATCACAGTTTGAAAAAAGAAAACTCTATGCTCTGTCACGACGGAACGCTGCAACTAAAGCGGGCATAGCGGGGCTTTCAACTGCTCCAGATTATACTGGTGCTGATTTTGGGGGCATTTCTCCACCAAATTCTTCTAGCGTTCCCGTAAGGAGGCTCCCCTCTATCCCCTCTATGGAAGATGGCGCTCCACTTATCCCCAACATTCCGCCCATGCTATTGGGTGGAGAGGATGGTCTCACGGCTCAGAATGAGGCCGCCAATGCAACTCGGCGATCCATCAATGCATCAGAACCCGCCGATATGTTCGGGCAAGATGGAATGAATTACGAGCCTTCTTCCGGCGGCCCCGATTATGATGGCCCTCCATATGTGGCTCCAACTGATCCAGATTATACCCTTGCCGATTTTGGGGGAGTTCCTCGGTCATTTGACGGTAATGGCACTTCCCCAATGACACCGCTTCAGCAAGCCGAGGCCGAGCAAGAAGCCCTTATATCTGGTTTAGGCGCGGGCGGCGCGGGCGGCGCGGGCAACGCAGCAGATATGCCTAGCTTAAAGTTGGACAGTTCTTTTGATTATAAACAAACATTAGCTA